TTTCTCTACTATTATTTTTTTCTGACTATCTAAAAGATGCTCAAATACTACATTAACATTTACATCCACTATCTATGAATCTTTATGTTTATCTCTTTGTCTGTTGTATCGTGTTTAATCTCTCTCTTTGTTCCGTTTAGTCTGTGTGCTTCCTCATCATCTGCTATTAGTTTCATCAGTCCTATTTGCAGCGTAGGATTATCTGACTCGTACCACTTAGCTCTCATATCAACTTTCATATTAACTCTATTAGTTTCTAAAGCCCTTTTTATGTCGTTACATTCTTGCAGTTTATGATCATAGAAAGCTCTTTTACTGAAGGCGGTGTAGCCAAATATATCTCCTATAAAGATAAGTTTTTTTTCTTTGATTGCTTTTAGGCAGTCTCTTCTTAAGTCCTCTGTTTTATAAGCCATAGTTATCCTTTACTAATATAACGAGTTATTTAATTTATTTGTAACGCTTCTACTGCATCTTGTATAGCATCTCTTACCTTTAGTATGTCTTTGTCTATATCTCGCTTCTCTCCTCTTGGTTTCTTTCCTATGAATATCTGTTCAGACTCCATCTCTAATAGTATGTATTGGTATACTTTATTAAAGCTATACTCGTACTTCTCAATAGTATCAAAGTTTCTCATATAGTGTACCATAGTGCAGTGTGATCTACCTAAGTATTTGCCTATTACGTTAAAGGTCATTTTATACTCGTCTCTCATTATCTTACAGAATACCATCCTAGCGTATACATAGTCTCTTTCTCTAGTGTTTTCTTTTACATCTAGTCCTATATAAAATAGTATTCTATCTCTAATATAATTTAGATCTATTTCTCTTCTCTTTTGTCTCTCTTCCTTTAGTTGTTCTTTTGTCATAGTGTACCAGTAATTGTAAAATCATTAACATCAAATCCTTCTGTTTTGTACTCCTCATATGTTTCTAAGGCTCTTTGTACTTGCTCCTCTCCTACTTCATAAAACTCTTTGCTTACATCCCATACAGCTATGTCTAGATTCTTCTTGTCTATACATAGGAATTTAAAGTCCTTATAGCTACACTTAAAAAGCTCACAATAAATATACACTTGTAAAAAGTAACGAAACTTATAGGCTGATCTATTAAAGTTCTTTACGTCTATAGTTGTTTTTAAATCTACTATACCTCCAGAGTTTTTTAGGATGTCTGCTTTTGCTCTGAACGGATAACCAAAAAGTGTATCTACTGCTGGTATTTCTGTTCTGCTATCTCTCATCAGCTCCATAGCTCTAGAGTTTTTACTCATTGCATCTACTAGCCTCTCACAGTCATTTCTTTCTTTAGCTGTAAACACATCTGGATACTCTGCTTTAGCCTCTTTAAACTTTTTAGTATTCTTACTCTGCACATCCACAAATACAATATCCTCTAGCTTCTCTGGCTCTAGGAGGTAGGTATGGAATAACCACCCATCTCTAAGGGCTTGAGAGCTTGACTCGTTTCCGTAGGTCATAGCGTAGTGATAACTCTTAGGGCTATCTAGTAGTAGCTTTAAATTACTAGATGAGAAGGCTGCTTTACCTAAGTAGCCATAGTAAAACTCATCTGAATAAGCATTGTCTATTAATTCACTTTGTTCGTGGATAGTATTATCCAGTAGTTTTATCTTCATATTTTTTTTAATAGTTTTCTAAATCTTTATCTTTAAAAAATTCCTCATAATAATCCTCTGCTTCAATAATTAAATTTTTCAAAACCTTTAAATTATGAATGTCTAAACATATATATTGTAAATCACTAGTATCTATTTCAACACTCATATCGAAGTGGAATGTACAATTTAAAATATCCATTTCAGCATCTAAAATATTAGCACTTACGTTCCCCATTTCCGAAACAATTAATTTGTTTTGGTTAGGGCATAATAATTCCTCAAAGGTTTTATTCTTTTTCATCTTTGTTTTCTAATTGTTCTACCCTTACTTTAAAAGCTTCTACCTTAAGATACATCTCAGTAACGAGCCTCTCTAGTCTAGCTATTCTTTGTACTTGATTTAGTTTATTCTTCTTCATTCCTATATAATAGCATTGTCTAGTTGCTGAATAAGATGTCTTATCTCACTTCTCTCAAACTTACCACTGATCTCAGCATTATAAGTCTTAAAGGATAGATGATACATATCTTTCTCTGTATCCCCTCTTTTTTCTTTCTTTCCTAAATAGTCAATCTTTAAATCGAATTTCATTTCTCTAAACGTTTAAGCTCTACTACTATAAAAAATAGTCCTAAAGCAATTAATAATCCTACTATAATCATAGCTAATAATTTACTTCCATAAATTCAGCGTGTTCTTTGCAGTCAGAGCATATGTCTATATCCATCCATCTATCTGCTCCACAGCATTCAGACACCCAGTGAAACTCCTCATTAGGTAAAGCCTTTGCTCTTATCCAATCTCTAATAGGTTTTGGTAATCTAAATTTCATAACGTAGTTTTACAGATTGCCACCAATTCATATGCTGATACTCTTTCTCGGTAAAGACATAAACTCTACCCTTACTGTTAGTAATACAGTGTAATCCAGTACTTAATACTTTGTGCTTCATTGTTCTATGTGTTGTTTAATTAATAATTCTTTTATCTCTTCTAATTGATTTGCATCTAGTAAGTTGTAGATGTCTTGAGTACCTACGAATATTGAGAATAAATCTACATCTGGAGCTGAACCTACATAATCATTAGTCTGCTTCTCTCCATCATAAAAATTATACTCTACCCATAGGGTTACATCATTTAGCTTTACTTCTGTCATCATTCAATCTTAAGTTAAAGTTATCGTCTCTTAGTTTCTTTAGCTGTTTCTCTAGAACCATATTGTTCATCTCTATATTGTTAGTATAGATATACATCTCATAAAGACATTGAGCTAAAGAATCTAGTGTTTTATTGTCTGGCTTAGCCTCTTTCCACTTAACAAACTGATTAGCTACTGCCTCAAAGTTTGCTTCAAATAGTTGTTTCTCTAGTATATTCATAATAAAAAAAAGGGCATAACCCTTTTAAGATTAATACCCTATATAAACTTCATCTGCTTTTAAAATATATTTCAATAACATCAAAGCTCTTTTGTCATTTTCACACATTTCAAATACCCAATCACAAACTCTTGTCTCCGAATAACCAAGTTCAAGTTTTACATTTGCAATTTCGATAATATCATTATTACCTAATTTTTTCATTTTGTTATCTTGTTTTAAAATTAATATAGTGCAATATATAAAATTGTTTATAACTTTCCAAATTAATTAACAATTATTTCTTTTTGAAGTACTCATCCCATACTCTAGGCTCATCCTCTTCATACCTGTTTATCACTGAAGCTTGAGACTCTTTTAGCATATATACTTCTTTTTTTACTTTGCTTTTATCCCACATAGTAGTTTTAGGACAGTTAGACTCCTCCATAGTAGGCATCTCTATTTTATTCAGCCAGTACAAGTAATTCCCTTTAGGATCATTAACAAAGTATATTTTAACTACATCCTCCTCTAAGCCCATTAGCCTATCGTATTTGGCTTTTTCTATCAATTTGGTATCGTAGTACTTATTTCTACATTTAATCTCTACAACAGCCTTAAAACCCTTTGGAGTGTATCCACGAGCATCATAGAAAGTATTCTCATTGCCACACCATTCTAGATTCCATCCATCTAAATTTAGTAAGCTTATTAAGGATCTCTCGTATTTTTCTATATTCATTCAGTTGGTTTTTCTATACTTTCAAAGTGCTGGTTTAGTTCATTAATCCATCTTTGGTATGTTTTAAAATTGCAAGAGGTGCAAGATGGTTTCTGATACTTTTTTCTAAATACTTCTGAATAGTATCTAGCTATCATCTCAAACTCTTTAGCAGTAACTTTGTTAGTTTCTTTCTCTCTAAAGTTATTCCAGTTAGTGTATTGTTCTAAGTTCATTTTCTATTAAAATAATTATCTAGTTTATCTCTTCTATCTTCACAGCCACAGTCCTCTCCCCATATCTTTTTTACTATCCACTGTACACCAATAGCCTTAAATATCTTCTCTAATAAAGTCCCTACTTTCATTTACTATTATTTAATATTTCTAAGCATAACTCTTCTGGTATCTTGCTTCTTTCGTGATTGTTTTTTAAACCTTGAGTCCCAGTCTGACTACCTCTAGGAGCTGACTCGTGATGGCATTTATCATTACCATTCTTACATTCTGGTCTAGGACTCCACCCATTTGGATTAAGTAGCGACCTAAGATTATTAGTCCAAATATCAGTAGGCTTTGCCCTATTATCTCCATACCTACAATACCATACAGTAGTACGAGGTATCCCTCTAATAAAAATTTGCTTTCTTAACATTCCTCTAGGATTTTCTATATACCAATACTTAGGTTTTAATTCTTTAATTATCTCTAGAGTCTTTAACATAATAGCATCACTCTTGATAGCAAAATCTGATAAAGGTTTATTTTTTGGTCTATGAAATCTAATACCAGCAATACTATAAGAAGTGCAAGGAGGAGAAGCCCATATAATATCTGGTTTGAAAGGTAATTTGCTTACATCAAAATCTAGTATATCTACTACATAGTCTATACCTCCAAAGTCTGTTATATCACTACTAAAAACTTCGTAACCTAAACTTTCAGCAGCTTTACCTACGCTTCTGCTACCAGCAAATAATTCTAATACTTTCATTGTTCTTTTATTTGTTTTTTAATATGTCTCACTGTGTTGTACAAAGAATAGTAGCTTATACCAGTTTCTCTGCTGAGCTGTGTTATCTTCTTACCATTCTCAAAAACCTCTTCATATATGGTTTTATAGTATATCTTTTTTAGTACCTCGCTATCGTAGTCTAACTCTTCTGCATTATGATCTATGTAGTTTGACTCTAGCCAATTACTAATAGCTTTTATTTTCTCATCATAATTAGGCTCTGTATACTCTTCTACCTCTGCTTCTGGCAAATACTCTAATTCTAGAAACTCTACTTGTTTTTCTTTCCTCTTTAAGTCAAAGACCATATTCCTAAGCACTACATAGCACCCATAGAAATTAGGGCTATTCTCATCATAAAAGTAATCTTTGTGCTGCATTTTTATGTAAAACTCTTGTACGATATCTTTTGCAGTATCTAAATTGCAACCTAAATCTAAGACATAACCTATCCAGAGTCTTTGGTATTTGAAGAGTTTACTCAACATCTCTAGTATAGGATAAAGAAATTAGTACTATACCTAGCATCAACTGATATATAATCTGCTTACCCTCTTCTTTGTAGGTTTCATCATACAGCATTAAAAAGCCAAACCCAGTAACAATATGGAATTGAATCACTGGGCTGTACTTATCAGTATAAGCTATTAAAAATATTAGTAATAATACTAGGCTGGAAAGTATATAAAATAGCATAACTTTAATTTTTTCTTAAAGCTACGAATTTTTTTTAAACTTTTTTTAAGAATTGCTTTGCTTTGACATCCTCACTTATCATTCTAACTATAGGCTGACCATTAATCTCAAACCCTACATTATTCTTCATAGACCTCAACTGTATAGGCTCATCCATTGAAGTAGGTCTACCTCCAGTCTCTACCTCTTTTACTTTCCTAACGTGAATATGAGTAATCATAAAGTCACTAGGATGTTGTATGTATCTATGTACAACCCAGAAATCATCAGCTCTATTTACAAACTTACCACCACCCTCAACATCACTAGCCATTGGAGGTATAGGGTATCCAGCATACTGATGATCAATCCTATGCAA